TTTTTTTTTTTTTTTTTTTTTATATAAGGTAAACTAATTTATTATAAATCTTATTTAATAATCATTCAATCATACTATAACATATATAATATTACTATTTTATACAAAATCAAAATAAATTATAAACTTACTACATAATATATATCTTCTATAAACTATAATATCTAACATATATATTGTAACCTATAAAATATATCTAATATACTATAAACTAAATATACTTCATATTCTAATACTTAATCTAATAAATGAATATCAGAATAAAGGACCCGAGCCCGGGTCCATTTCATGCCATTCCTTGCTTGTAATAATACTCACGTCGTAACATGACATAGGAAGGCATATAATATACCAGTCCTTTCCGGGAAAAAATATCACTTAGCCAAATGACAAATGTATTATAAAAACGTGGTCCATGATGGTATGCGAACCACAAAGCATCATTCAAATTATCTCCAAAATTTGCTGTTTTCCTCTTCCAGGCCAGTAAGCTATATATACTGACCTCCTTTAAGGCTGGATGTATAATCCCATAAGAATCCATAACAAAGTGTCGAGACAAAAAGGAAATTTCCTGTAAAGTTTTAACCCTCACTGCACCTTTATCACCACCAGTTGCTGACAATCCCAAATTGGTCAAGCTCTGCTGCATCAAAGGTAAGCTTTCTGATGGTAATAGCCCCTGCTCTCTGTTCCACACCATAAGAACATCATCTCCATAGGTTATGATTTTAAACAACTTCATTGCTTGTGAAAAACTACATTTAAAAACTTGCATTATTACAAACCACAAATTTGTAGAATTAATCAATGAATTAACAACACTGGTGGCAGGAGCACCAGATGGCATACCTCCTTCCACTGTGTATTGTATAGAACTAACACGATGTTTTGAATACACAATTGGTGATACTAAAGCTTCAACCAATGCTGTATCAATGCCAGATAACATTCCCAAGATATTATATGCCCTAAAAAGCATAAAAGGTGACAAGGATGCATCAAAATTTCTAAAATCTAAATCAATTAATTCATCACCAAAAGCATTGATCTCTTGAGCCCACTGATGAAAGTGAACATCCACATCACAGCCAACAGCCGAATTGATGTCAAATCCGGGTCTTGATTGGAGGGCGGCAACGGCTCTACCAAAAAACCGCCGAAATAAAATAGTGTAGTGCACCGGGGCAACTTCAATGGCACGCGTTTTGCCTAAGCGCACTTTTTCCTCTCCACGCAACTCATCCTTTGCTACAGTAGTGAATTCAATATTTGGTACTGCCCCTTGCATAACACCATCCTCCAATCTCTCAAGATCTTCTTTAAGTTGTCCAATTGGCTGCCCATCCAAAATCAGATCTTTCTTTGTTAAATGCATTAATGTATATGGCAACCCAGCAGATGTTTTCATATCCAATCCATCCATACCTGGTATACCTTCAATACAATCCTGGTAACTCAACAACTCTTTCTTCATGTCTAAGCGTGTAGCTAAATAGTTGGAATATTCTATGGACACTTCAGAATAACCCTCAGGTTCTTCAACAACATCTGAGTCATATTTGGATAACATGGTAGCAGCAACATCAACTTCTGCTTGACGTGAATGGAACAAGGATGCTGGATAATTTATCTCATGTTCATTTTTTACCTCATCATGAATAGGGGTCTTTTGATACGCAGTTTTAGACCCCGTACTCACGACAGGTTGATCAAATTTTAAATTGAAAACACGTGACCGCTGACTCTGATCTCGATCAGCATTCTCGAGCATCTGTTGAGTTATCAATTTCGTTGCAGCATGTCCATTACCACCAGCAATGTGTATACCCAAGAAAGGTGTCTGTGCTCGTGTTGATGTTGACACTAATACACCACCACACATCCCGCCAACAGTTGATGCTTTGGCACGGACCACTCTACCAACAGTCAAAACCTCCACATGACCATCATCATGAATATGATCATAAGTAAAATCAGGAAGGAGCTGAGTTTGAGTTTCATGAACTAGTTGGAACATACCACTAACCATGGTACATAACGTCGCTGGCAAAGACATACAGGTCCCCAAGTCTTCTTCTGAAACAAAATGCTTAGTAAGGTCACGCCAGGGTGGAATTCCAACAAACTTGTAAATTTTGACATCTGAATAGCGCGACTCCAAGTCGATTTGTATCACATCTTTTATCGGCATGGTGTAAATAGTACCATTACGCTCTAAAAACATACTATCTTCCTCTTTAGCATCCATAAAAGCATGCGATGGTATAAGGGCAAGATCCTTCCTCAACCCCAAGCCATTGACAACCCACTGTATTTTTTCTTCTGTTGGTCCGTAACCTACTCTAATCAAATTTTTTTGAACTAAGGCTGCCATGTCAATCACAGTTTGTGAAGTGGGTAACTCTGTTGTCGTACCACCCAAATGCTTAATCTGCACAGCTTTATTAATGGGCGTGCGTGGTGAATACGCACCCTCATCAGTCATTTTCACATCTTCATCAAAAGTCTTATACAATACAAAGCTAGCAATCACTAAGCCAATAACTGCAGCTACTGCTCCAAGAATTTTATACTTATTACTGCATATTGAACTCCACAATTTTGAATACCAGGTTTGATTCTCTTCACTCATCTTACTGCAGATCTCAGAAAATGTGTTGACTCTCAAAAAATCATTCCCATAGGTTTTAGACAATTTATCCATCATGCCTGTTAAGTCATCTCCTTCCTTGTGCATCATTTGTGAAAAATAATGTAGAAATGTATCCATTTGACCAGCTTTCAACATGACACTACTCTGCACCATGTTTATTAGTTCATCAAGCGTAACCTCCTTCTTACCACCAACAAAGGTGGTCAGACACAAGCAAGACAAATCTTTCAACTTATCATCATCCCTAGCTTTCATCATTTGCAAAATTCCATTCACTTGATAATCTGCCCGCGCCTCCACATGAACTTTTATCTGGAGCCGGCGGTCAATAGCCTCCCTACAATAAATAGTTTTGGGTGCTGGTTCTGCCATGTTTGATGTGCATATAATTATTGGTGAATCAAATAACATCCCTTTTTCTACTAAACCTGCCATATTCACCCTAAAAGGACAAGTTGAGACCATTTGACAGAATGATGCCCATTCACTATCATCAGATAGTTGCCCAATGTCATCCATGATGACTATCGGCTGCTGCCGATATCCATCCCAGTATTGTGATCCAAATGGTTGTGTATAAATTGAATCAGTTGGTACCATTCCAAATTGCTTGCACAATGAGACTGCAAGAGCCATAGAACACAGTGACTTTCCAGAACCACGTTGTCCATACAGATACACTACAGTGGGCTCTGCTCTTAGTATGCCAGTCTCTGGTATGGGAAGATCTTTTAATTTATTAGTCATGGAATTTATGACCCCAGAAATATATGGACAAAAACTAGATGTTTCAGAACTTGTGGCCATCTTAATATATAAAGTTCTTAAAGCTTTTACATAATCTCTGCCTTTGACAACAAAAGATTCTAGCTCTTTACCTTGCGGATTTGAAATCATCATGCTATCGCAAGCTGCTATCAACTGTGCCATCACCATTTTATTGTCCTCTAATTCTTTGGTTTCTTTTTCTTTTTGTCCAGATATTTGCTCAAACAGTTCCCTAACTTCCTCCATGACCCAAAGCACCACTTCCTTCATATTTTTACATACAGATAACACCAAATTTGTTTCTTTCCAAAATGCTTTTGAGGTGAAAAAGGGTGATTGACTTGTCATGTTGTCCATTTCAGGAACTAACGTGCAAACCTTGTTTAACATGGCATCCATTATTTCTGCAGCTGTAATTATAGTAGCACCAACATCCACAGCAAAAAGGGCAGTAACCAAGGACATAACAGTTGGATCCCAATCAGTGCGCCACATAATCCCAATTGACAAAGCTAAGCGGAGGGCAATTAAAGTCCACTTCACAACTTTCTTCCAAGGAAACCCTGACATGTCTGGTTGCATAGAATATAAAGCGTCTTTCACTCGCCTAAAGAAGCCTTTTGCATCATTTACTAAAGACTTGACTTCTGCAGTTGTGCTTGAAATTGCCTCAGGAACGACCATCTTAGACATAGTACCAATAGTACGAGCCTTTAAACGCGTCCACATCCCACTGGACTCTACCGGGGAACTTGGCCCCTCTCCAGGGTCGGGACTAGACACCAGTGAATGTGGCTGCGTACTAGGGGTATTAGGTGAATGATCACTCACTCCAGCACCAACAATTTCATGTGTAGTTGGTAAGTCCAATTTCAATTCTGCCCAGCACTCATGCCTAAAGTATGTAATGGCAGATATTAAAGCAGCACCAGAAACTGCAGTCAGCAGTTTTGACCAGCGCTTGCCTTCCTTTGACGTTGTATCAATGCCGGCAATTGCTTTTGCCCATGTCTCACAATTTTGCTTAAAGATGTTATAATCCACTTCTTGACCAATCATAGCGATGGCTACACTAGTAATCTCAGAACGCTTGTCCATGGGTGGTTGCTCCTCATCAGGTGCCTTACACCATTTCTTCATATTATGTGATTTAAGTACAAGTGCTTTTTTCTTCATAGTCCAGAAAACACCATCTGGGTCCACATGCACAACACCGCTCCCCACATAGACTCCGTAATGTTTACCAGTAGGGACCTTACAAATAACCACATCCCCTTCAACCAATATGCACTTCTCACACTGTGATTTAAACCGTGGTGCAATACTCGGTGTGCCTGGGCGTGATCGTGATGATGCAAAACCACCACCAACTTTAGGTAATTTAACTACTTTTGCATGTAAAGGTGGCTCATCAATTGCTTTACCAATTTTAGGTATTCCCGCAATAGGACCGCGAGGTAAAACTTCAAGACCTAATCTCTGATTGACTTCTGAAAAATAGTTCCCTACTTTCACTGAATTAGTATCTCCATCAATCTCCTCATAATAAGGGGGGGCTGAAGGAATAGCTCGAGTTGAAGGATTTATATTCTCATAGATAGCATTGGTTTCCTCCTCATTTTCTGATGCATTCGCAGAATCCACAGACGATTCAGCCAAATTTTGTCTGTGAAATAGGTGTTCTAAATCACGCCTAGCACGCGATGGCCCATTCACTGCAGAACCATGACCAGTGCCAATCATAGTCGTGGGGGTGTCATCCCGCATCCAGTGATAGGAAGGGCAAGCACGCGGCACCAAAAATTCAGATTCTGGCGTGAAACTCAGGTAAGCCGTGACTCTCAAGTTTTCATCAGCAACATTGTAGCTAGTAATTTGGATTGAGATATGTCCATACAATCCATCAATGTCGCCGGTGAGAGGTGCATTACATGTGCAGGCATACAAATTTGAATACCAAGGTAAACGGAGTTGTACATTATTGGTTCGCGCAGTGTTAAAGCGAACCATACCAGTGGCTGCTTTGTAATTCATTGTCAGTTTAGAGGCAACTTCTGACGAATCAGTTTCCTGACCTACACCAGCCGGTGTAAAGTAGATGATCCCATCCACATTAGTATCGCCGGAAAAAGCAAAAGATATATCAATTGGCCCACGATAAAGCTGTATCATATGCAAAAACCAACGCAAAGTTCCCTCAAGACCCAGGACATCTGATGAGCTATTATACAGATTTGTGTCCAAGTGCAATGGAAAAGTGTACTGGACATCAGTTTTTGTGAATGTTATGGCAAACAAATAATGGGCTCTGCCCATAAATTTGTAAATATTCATGTGATCTGAAGTATGACGCTTGTACCCATGTCCAGTTTCAGGGAAGGTACCAGGCTTGCGTCGGGAAATTTTTGGATCTTCTAAAGCAGTGACTGCCCCCTCTGGTGTAACTGTTAACTCACGAGTGGATTTTAACTCCTGTTTTGGTTGTGTGTTCACTTGCTGAACAGTCTCATTAGTACTAAACCCAGCTTCATCATCGCCAGCTTGTGTCGTAGCCAAAGCTGGTCTCCCATCAATCGCACTCCACAATGGGGCAAAGAGTTCTAAAGCCTGAGCGCTCTTATACACTATGACGTTTATGCTGGGTGACACAGTTGGAGGGGCTTGAAGTCTATTGTACACATACACAAGTATTTTGCCAGTTGCGTATGGTTTCAATGAACCAACTACATAAGTGCCAGAAAAGGGATTTGTGCGATATGGTGTATCAGATACATAAGGACACCTAAATCGCAAGGTTGAATTCACTCCTTTGATGTCAAAAGTAGCACATAGACCAGTAGAAGCTCCTCGCATTGTAATAGAAGCTGTTGGTGTTTTCTCTGACCCTGGTACATAAACAATGAGCAGCCGCCCACTGTGAAATGGTGTGCAAAAAACCTCAAAGTCAAACACTATATCTCCCCGCCAGTAAGCATACTGTGAGGCCACTGAAGACAAATTTGTTGAGTGATAACCACTAGGCGCCTCACCTGGTTCCTGTACATGCATTCCATAAGTATAGGGATCCACAGTATTTGCCCAAATCAAAGTAGCATGTTCTGACGCTCCAGAATAACTGAAAGAATAAGAATAGCATGGAATTTCTGTCCAAGTGCGAAAATTAGTGACTTTCAAGTCACCAGCACTGGATACATCTGATCTCCAATCCTCTTGATCCAAAGCTAGGGAAACCTTGGCCATAGAATCTTCATAGTTAGCCAAATTCATTACATTTTGTGTTGTTGAAATTCTAAACTCATTTCTCATCATTTGTGAATAGAGTGGTGTTAACCCATGCATTTCAAGATAGGTAAAGCGAGCAAGTACAGAAACTGTAACCATTGTGGAAGTGCCCGTAGCAACCTGTAGAGGGGACCAGCACCTCAATACCAGAACCCATGGTGCATAAGCTGGGTCACGAAGGTTGTACATTCCACGTGAGTAAACAAAAGGTACTCTCATTTTAACCACGTTATTGATATTGCAATTCAAAATTCCATGACAATAAGTTGTCAAAGAAGCTAGAGATCCCTCTAGCTCTCCAGCTGGCACCAAGGCAGTGATTAGACCACCAGCTTGGAAATTGGTGGGATTGATTTGCACAATCACTTCTAGACCGAAGCGTGCATATGCATGATATTTTAATAACCCATCAACTGCAAATTCCGTAGCCATCAGTTCTTTGACTACATCAAGCCCAGCTTTGTCTGCGCCTAGTGCTTGTCCAACAGTCTTGTCAGTTGTCCAATCTACTTGTGCTATGAGGAAAAACCTCTCCCCTTGAGACACTTTAGAACCGGGAAGATCTACTGCTGATGCCAAGACCTCCTCTTTACGAGTTCCAACTGCTGCGTTAGAGACTGCTTGCTGATCAACCGTTGTAAAGTAACCAGCACCACCAATTGCAACTCTATCATTAGTAAGCTCCTGAGTCTCCACTGACGGATCAGCTAACATGTTAAAAGCACTATCCACTGCACCACCAATGCTGGTGAAGAGACCACGACGATCAGCCATGTCGTAAATCTCATTAGTTTTTAAAAATTGGGGAAACTAAAATCAACCTAGAAAAGGGCCAGTCCCCAGGGACCAGTACCAGAAATTAATGCACATACTTATATGACTCAGCCCCTCAAAACCTTAATATGTGGCTAATCATGAACATACACCCGTCCCCCTACGTTGAGAATAAGACCTAGTCTGTCATCTACCGTAGCGTTAGCGTGTGAACACATTACTAAATGTGAAGGAGTTTCACCCGTAGCCTACTCCAACATGACCAATACCACACTTTGGGATTAAGAGAGTTTAAAGTACCAAGTCACTTTCGTTACATGCACTATCTCTACTTACTTTTTCTCCTACATCACAATACCCTAGTGATACTGCTTTACCCTCCCGTTGACGAGGAGTCGGATTAGCAAGTAAGTCAGCTTAAGAGGATATAAGAAAGAAAGAAAGACACAACCCCAAGAGAGGGGTTGGTTGAAAACTGAATTTATCTTAGGCAGTTCAAATACATATTGTATTGAACAACAAGATTGCCCGATAGAAAGTACAAAGGACAAACAAAGAACATATAAAGTAAACCTAAGCACTAGGTTCCACATGGGAAGGATAATTACACCTCCTTACCAAAGTGTCCAAATGACCACTGGGTATCAACCCAGGGGCCATTTGAA